ATACGAGTGCCTGGATTCGAACCAGGTCAAAGCCGCTAATCTGGCGGAAAGAGTTTATAAGACTCCTCTGACTACCAAGTCTCACTCGCTTCTGCGTTTATGATGCCTCGTTGTTTAACTCAGTGTGTATTCGTATGAGGTCATCATCCACAGGTATCATAACCGCTGCTTGCCCATTCTCGTTAATTATACCTAAATGCTCTCCATTTTCAACTCGTTCCATCAGTTCATCAAACCTCTCTTGAAACTCTTCCACAGTGAAAACTTCCATTTTTGTGTTTTTATTTAGTTGTTATCCTGACCATAAATTGCCAGGTCAGCATACTCAATCTGCTCAGGGTCAAGTTGAGCGGTGACAACTTCCAACACGTTCATAAACTCTTGAACAGTCTCACACTCCACCAGACGCTCACTACCCTGGTCGCTGAGAAGAAGGAAGGTGCGGGTGCAGACATCAATCACAATGCCTTGAACGGTCTCTTGTGCAATGCTCATTTGGTGTTCCGTTGATTACCCCCATATTATAGGGCAGATGGGGGCGGGTGTCAAGTGTGCCAGTTTAAAAAGTGGTTACAGATCTAAAAGAACTCTTAAATCTTCTACAGTCAGACCAAGATTTCTCAGTTTTTCTTGAGGAGTAACTGGATTTGCTTCAACAACAGACCAACCAGACTCAGAACTTTCTGATGCTGCAGAAATAGTATCTCCAGTTTCAGCATTCCAAACTAAAGTATAATTTTCTGTATGAAATGGTGGTGGAGTTCTAGTTGCATTTTCTGGAGCAACTACTGGATTTGGATTGGCGATAACTGTTCCCAGAGTATCTGGATTTGTTGAATAATACATTCCACTCAGGTCATCAACCTGATTCCAGACTTGATTTTCTTCATCAAAAACTCGAACTTTACCCAATTCTGGTTCAGGAGCTTCAATACATGTGGAATGTGCTGGAGCAAGATACATATTATGCTCTAGTGGGTCCTTTTTAGCTTCAGTTTTTGATATGAAAAATTTAAAATCAGCATCATAATTATAAATTGGGCAACTGTTTGCATAGGGCAAATCAAAAATATGCTCAACACCATCTGCGGTTCTACATGTGACAGTATAAGACATCTTTAATATAAAATAGTATCTTTACGATTATTTATGTCTTTATACAGGGTAGTAACGCATAGTTTCTTGGTCTTGTTTCATTACCAAAGTTACCGCCATTTGTAGCATTGGGAGATCCACTCTCAATATTTGTTAGTGTTCCTGTCAATGTCGCAGTTCTTGGAATAGCATTAGTTCCACTATTGCTATACGTTGGAATATTATGAGTGTGAGTTTGATATTGGTGATCTTGGAAACTAGCAAAAGTACGACCAGTATCAACAGATGAAGTATTTGCCCAACCTCTGATGAAATTTCCTCTTAAATCTGGAATATTAAAAGTGCTCACTCCGTTTCCCGCACCCCAGGTTGTTCCAATAGCAGTAAAGAGAACATTATAAAGTCCTCTAGAAACAGCAGATCCGTCACACTCCAAATATCCACTTGGAGCAGTGTTTTTTGCAAACCAAAGAACAACTCCAGCGGCGACTGTTCCAGACCCAGCTTCTGTACCTTGAATACCTTGAATGCCCTGGATACCTTGAATACCTTGACCACCAACGAATCCACTAATTCCCTGGTTTCCTTGCAAACCCTGAACACCCTGAGGTCCAATATTACCCTGAATACCTTGGTTTCCAGTTCCATTAATACCCTGGATGCCTTGCTCACCCTGGATACCTTGAATTCCCTGGATACCTTGAGAACCTAGGTCACCTCTAATTCCTTGGACACCTTGACGACCTTGAATACCCTGAGTTCCCTGAGATCCTACACCATTGTCACCTTGAATACCTTGGCGACCTTGAATACCTTGCTCACCTTGAAGTCCTTGAGCCCCTTGATTTCCATTATTACCTTGGATACCCTGACGACCTTGAATACCTTGAATACCTTGGAGACCCTGAACACCCTGAACACCCTGGAGACCTTGTTCCCCCTGGACTCCCTGAAGACCCTGGTTACCTTGTGGTCCAAAGTCTCCCTGAATACCCTGCAAACCTTGCCCACCAGTTCCACCAGTAGCACCTCCAGTTCCCTGGAAACCTTGAATACCTTGTCTTCCTTGGTTACCCTGCGCTCCAGTTTCACCTTGAACACCTTGGCGTCCTTGAATACCTTGCTCACCCTGGATACCTTGAACACCCTGGATTCCCTGACGACCCTGAACACCTTGATATCCCTGAATACCTTGAATACCCTGGATACCTTGAATACCTTGATTACCAGCACCACCTATCTGTCCGCTGATGCCTTGAATACCTTGAGCGCCTTGAGCACCGTCATTACCCTGAATACCTTGACGACCTTGAATACCTTGGTTACCTTGGTTACCTTGGAAACCTTGAAGACCTTGGTTTCCTTGAGGTCCTTGAGCACCTTGAGTTCCTGGACCACCACCAATACCTTGAAGACCTTGGAATCCTTGGAATCCTTGGAATCCTTGTGGTCCCGCTGTTCCCTGAGTTCCTTGACGACCCTGAGAACCCTGAACACCTTGGTTTCCTTGAATACCTTGGACACCCTGGAAAGATGCATCATTAATACTGATTTTCTTTACATCATCCGCAGAAAAATCATAAACTAGTAATAAATCTTGAAGTCCATCAGCACCAGTAATGAGTTGTTGCTCAGTAATTGCTTTTTTACTTACTCTTCCATCAAACAAAGTCGCCGTAATAATTCCAGAAGAAAATGTGTTTCCATAGATGGAAAAGTCTGCTCCAACTCCTAAGGTTGAAGTTCCAATACCAACTTTGCGGAAGGTTGAAATTCCAAGGAATGTAGAAACACCTGTTACTAACAATTCTTTGATTGTAACTGGTCCAGCAAATCCAGAACTACCTACAACGTCAAAAACAAATCTTGGAGTTGTTGAACCTAGACCAACTCTTTGATTTGTATAATCATACCAAAAATTAGTTGCACCATCTACTAATCCAGCAGTTCCATGAAACTGAATTTGTCCGATTGTACCACCAGCACCAGATAGTGTTGCAGATTGAGATTGCCATTCAATACCAGTGATTGTCCTAATTAAAACCTCTCCTGGATTTCCTGGGTCATTGGTTGAGTCATAAATTGTTCCAGAAACTCTTACATCACCTTGAACGTGCAACTCCTGTGATGGGCTGGGAGTATTAATTCCAACATATCCCTCGGCAGTTGTCTTAATGATTGTTCCACCAATACCAACATGGAAGTAATGCCCGATGGTCATTATTCCAGTTACATTGTCAAAAAGCAAATATGGAGAAGCAGCAAAGGATCCATCATTATTAAAGATTATCTCATTATCATTCCCTGGAGGACTAATTGTAATTGTAGAAATTGTCCCGAAGTTATTTGCAGTTACATTGACAATATTTCCGACAAAATTTAACTTATTAATACTATTTCCTGTACCAACAATCGATCCTTCTTCAAAAACTGAAATACCTGTAACAATTCCAGCAGGAGGAACTTGCCAATATCTATCATATTGACCGCCATTTTCAAAAGTTACAAGATTATAATAGTAATCCTTTACAGGCAAAGCCCTCTCACCTGGATATCCAAGATTGGGTTCTGCCTCTTCTGGACTAAGAAATACGTGTCTATCTGTACTTAATCCAGAGAAGGGTGTTAATTTTTGCTTCCCGCTTAAATATCTTTGCTTATTCCCCATAATTATGATGTACTATTCTCTAGGATACTTGCAATAAATTCCATTTGAAGTGGGGCAACCAATCCACCACTAACATATGTATGTACGATTCCATTAGCACTTCCTACTGTAGTGGTAAATGTTCTAGAAGTACCAACACTATTCACAATACTATCAACGACAAATGATGATTGGGGGGATGGGAAAATTGTTGTAGTGATTCCAGACCCTGAAGGGCATGTCATAGCAATACCTGACATGGTAATTGGGTCATTTGGAGAGAACCCATGAGGAGTTAGTGTAGTAACCGTTGCAACTCCTGTAGGTTCGTAGTACTGAACATTTGTAATTGTTACAATTCCAGTTTGAACTGCATTAATGTAAAGTGAATCTAGTTTAATTGCGTCTTTTTCTAAAACTAGACGACCATCAACCAAAACAACTGCATCATTTGGAGGAATTTGAATATCTTTAATGATACGAATATCTCTCGTGTTACCTGTGCTTCTTGATTCTCGACGATGCCAGAAAGTTACGGTTGGATATGTTGCACCAATACCAACATTCGAAACTTGAGCAAACAAAAGAATGGAAGAAACTCCAGTTGGAACTTCATATAACTTTTGAGTCCCTGGAGCAACAGGAACTGCAACTGTTAAAAACTTATTGACTGGTGCGACTGCCATATTATCTTAACGCTAGAATGAGTGGGGTAACTTCTGCTTGAATTGCTCTACTAAAATCTCGACCTCTAATTGTTGATGTTGTTTGGTCAATTGTGATTCCTTCACCAATTTTAAAGTTTCCTGCCTGGTCAGTACTCGTAAATGGTATTCTTGCACCATTAATAGCTACGATTTCATTCTCAGGTATTGGAATTCCACCTTGGAATGGGTTCGCTCTATTTATGTTAACACCTGTACCAATATATTCAAATGAGTGAGTACTTGTTAAAATTCTGCTAATTCTAAAAGTTTCAATTGAAGTGCCAGCACCAATACTGTAGGGAACAAACTGACTCAAAGTAATTGTTGTAATCCCACTAACTGGTATTGGTTCTGTTGCTTCGGCAACATCATAGAAAATTGGTTCACTAATTGCAGTTGCAATTGCTCCTCCTCCACCACCAATTGTAATTACAATTTCTTGATTTGGTAGATAATTTCTACCACTGTTTGTAACATCAATTGAAGTTATTGTACCTGCAGCACTTACGTTTGCACTACCTTCAGCAGTAATTCCTTCTGGACCAAGAGGCGAAGAAATCGTAATAGCTGGTGGAGAAGCTGGAGTGTATCCACTTCCTCCATTGAGAATACCAATTCGAGAAAGTGTTCTTAATGGCGCAGTAATAATTCCAGTTGCAGGGGTATCGTTATAATCATCAAGATTAATCTTGAAGAAAATTGCTTGTCCATTATATGGTCTTCTAGTATTTCCTAAGGTATCAGCAATACCAGCGACTACAAATTGGTCAGTATCTCCACCAATTGTTGATACTGTTGTAACTCCAACGAAATCTAATGAACCGACACCATCCGCATAAAGTCCGTATATACCAAATGATGAGTTAGAGTTTGTAAGGTCACATGCACCGCCACTTGCTGCATAAATTGCAATCTTACAGTTAATTGTAAAGATGGAAACCAACTGTGCATATCCATTATTAGTGATTGAAACTCCAATACCATTTTCATTATATTGCGTAAAGGAGTCACAAACCATACACTTGAGGTCTTGTCCTGGATTATTGACTCCAGTAAATGCTGCACCAACATGCTTCCCATCAATCTTCATGCCAATACTATCGGTCATGAAGTTAGTGCAGTTACGGATATATGGGGACCTCCATCTTCCGCTTGGACCTTCGTTACATGGTCCTGGATCTAAGAATCCAGACCTTGCACTTGCAATACCTGCTGGTGGTGGGAATGCTACAGCAGCACCTCTAATTGTCAATGGAGCATTATCATCAAAAGGATCTGGAGCATAAGCAAAGTTGATGTTCTCAATTAAACATCCTCTTCTTACATAGAAAACATCATCATCATGTTGTGGATAGATGGTAACAAGACGTAAATCCTGCCCACTAACACTTACATCTGTTCTAAGACCAATAGGATTGTTCTCAGCATAAACTCCAGAACGAATATAAATTGTATCTCCTGGGTTTGCTACTGCTGCTGCAGCACCAATGGTTAGTTTGGCATCACCCTCGGTTCTTCCGCTATTTTCATCATTACCATACTTCGAAACATATACAATATTCTTCGAATCTGCACCTCTAGGAGCCCAAAAGACTCTACCATTTGGATAAGTAACTTTTGGAGAAGCAGCAGGACCAACACCAATAATTGTTGTAACGATTCCAGCACAAACATTAATTGCAGAAACAACGTTTGCACACCCATCAGGATCACTATTACTACCTCTTTGAGAATCTGGTAGAAGAGAGAAGTCCCTGATTTGTGGAAAAGGTATTGTATAAGAAAGGGTTCTTGTTGCTGGTAGTTGAGTATTTCCAATACCAGTTGTAACTATTCCAATAAATGATGTAATAGCAGATGCCTGACTTGCACAAGTTGGTGATATTGGATCTGGTAATACGGAACCATCAATATACTGAGTAAATGTATTTCTTATGCCAGATATTTTGGTAACAACTTGATTTCTCATTACCTGAATAGCAACATCTCTTGCTTGTTGATAAGCATAGATTGATTGCTCTTGCTCACCTGCTAATAATCCTGCATTATCAATATAGTATTTGGTTGCGTCATAAACTCTTTCATTACCACCATATGACAAGTTATATGCAATAGCATCTAAAATTAACTTGATATCATCAATGCAACTTTGATTACTATTTGGTATGCTAAACAGAGGATAATTATTTAAAACTCTATCAACTGCTTCTGCCGCAATAAAATCTTTGTTTAAGAAAATCAAACGAGAAGCATCGGCATATGTTCCATTGATGGGCTCCATCTGATAAGATAGAGGATACAAGGAATTATTAATGACATATCTAGAAATTTCCGCTGCTTTTTGAATTGCAGTAATAGATGCTTCTTTAATTGAATATCCATTCACATCAGTCCCAGTGATATGAATTAATGTATTGCCATTATAATATGATAATCCAGCACCAACCGATCTAGAATTACCACCTCTAGTAATGTCAAAACAAATGGACCTTAGAATATCTTTGATGTCATCTCGACAAGAACTATAATTAGAAGTTGATAGTGAAAATGGGGGGTCTTTGTATGAAGTGCTTGTTATGAATCCAACTGCTTCTCCAGCAAGATACTCTAGATTCAAGCGAATCATATTCGCAGCATCAAAGAATCTAGCAGGAATAACTTGCCCTGTAGTTCCAACACCAACTTGTGTTAATACACTTCTGAAGACTCTGTATTCATCAGTTGTATTTTCAGATGTGAATCCTACTTGATTATTTGCATCATATATTGCACCTTGATTGAAGTATATGTCTTTTCTAAAAAGATCGACATCGCGTGATGGATCTGCAGTTCCTATACCAATTGAACCGATTCCAGTTGTTGTAAATACTGTTCCACCAGCACCAACACCTAACGTTGTCTGTAAAGTTGTTGCATCATCTACATTTAGTGTTGAATCAAACTGAACTGCATCAACAACATCTAAAGTAGATTGCAGATCTGTTGCACCTGTTACATCTAATGTGTCTAATAAATTAGTTGCACCAGTTACTTCTAAGGTATCAAACAATTCAACAGACTGAAGCACGTCCAATGTGCTGAGTAAAGTTGCTGCTGCACCAACTTGTAAAGTTCCAAATAAAGTTGTACCAGCACCAACAAATAAGAATTTTTGTATGGATACTCCAGCTCCAACAAAAACATTATTTTGGAACGTCGAGACTCCAATAACTCTAAAACTACCTGCCATCGTGGCAGCAGCACCAACGTATAATTGATTATCAATTTCTAAGTTTTCTTCTACAAGAACATTTTTTTCAAAAGTTACATCATCTTTAAATGTAACAATTTGTTCAAATGTTGCTACTCCAACTACACTTAATGGACTTAAGATAGTAGATCCAGAACCTATAACATCAAATCCATCATAAAATACACTTCTTTCAAAGAAAGTAGAAACTCCAGATACAGTTAATCTACCATTTAATTTAGTATCACCAGTTACTTCTAATTGATTTTGTGGGTTGGTAAGACCTATGCCAACATATGCTGAAGTATTAAGTCCAGCAGGTCTCTTTTCCCAAAAATCTTTAATAACAATATCAGCAATATTGGGGTTATCTACATTAACTTTACCCTCTACCAATTCAAAAAGACTTCCACCAGAATTAGTGATAAAGTTTAATCCACGGAATGATGATGGTCCAACTAGAACGCCTTCATTATAAACAAAGATACCTTCAGTAAAAGATGGTTCAAATTCTACCCATTTAATTCCTTCAGCATCTTTTGATAAGAATCCACCAATAACACCAGGACTATTAGAAGCATCATAAAGATTTCCATCAATTCTAGCATTACCAATAATATCTAGATTTTGAGTTGGGGCTGTTGTGCCTATTCCAACCCAACCAGCATAGGGTCCATAAGTTACAACATTAAAAACATTATCTCCTGGATTATTTCCAATATAAAATTCTTCAGTAACTGTTAGAATTCCAACTTGAAGTTGTTCTAGTTCTTGTTGAATATCAACAGGACCAGCAAAAGTTGTTATGCCAGAGAAAAATGCATTTCCAGTAATTGAAATGTCACCGAAAGTTTCTGTTGCTCCTGCTTCAAAATCATAATAAATTTTGCCATAGACGTATAAGTCCTTATACATCTTGACATCTTCATTAAAGATAGATGGTTTTCCAATAATTGAAAAATCTTCTCCTTCCATCTACTTTACCTCAATTTCCATTGAAAGAGTCTTTTGCAGCATTAAAAAGAAATACTGCTGCCCCACCAAGAATTCCTGCTAAAACATCTGCCCCAACGAAACTACCAGCGAAGACTTGATTACAAAAATCAATTTTCAATCCTTCAGCAAGATTTCCCTGTTTTGCATTCAGATTAACTTCATTACCATCAAGCAGTGTTTGACCACCAACTGATTTTAGTGTTAGGTTTCTTCCCGCTTTAATGTCAATATCTTCGGTTGCTTCAAGAGTTATATTTGTTGCTTTAATTCTTACCGCACCATTTCCATCTGCTTGAATTACAACTTCACCAGTTTTAGATGCAATTAAAACGTCTTGACCTTTAGAACTTTCATTACCATCTCCACCAACTATTTCAATCGTTCTATCATTATAAATTGAAAACGTGCCATCCTGTGCAAGGGAAATAGAAGACTTATCTTTATTATCTGTTGTAGAGTAAATTAGATAACTTAAATTTCCCTTATTTCCCATTCTAGGATTGTTTGCGTCAATCCTAAACTTTGGTCCAAGACTAATGTGTCTTCTTGCTTCCCAGTTACACTTTTGGGCGGGTCTTTCTGCCATGTTATTTCGTAATACAATCTATTTGCTGTTTAACTTCATCTTGATATTCAGGAATGCCCAGGATTGGTCGTATTAATGCTCCCGATCCTGTATCACTAATAACTCTTATAATTGGTAAGTCGGTAGTTATATTGGTATTTATCGGAGTAGCCTGAACAATTCCTCCCTTATCAATTACTAGATCATATTCTGTGCCGAAATTATCAGTTGCTATATCACCAACTCGATATCCAGTTCCAGGATTATCAATAACTGTATTAGTTACTGCATAATTTGCAATATCACCAACAGGATAATTTTCACCCTCAGATACAAGATAAATGGCACTCACTTCTCCAGCATCATTAATTAATGCTCTAGCAACTGCACCATATCCCTGATTACAATTATCTTGAATGGTAACAAATGGTGGGAATTGATATCCCGATCCAGGATTAGTGATTTGCACTCCAATGCAACTTCCAGTTGCTTCTGCGCCAAGTCCAACAATTGTTCCCATAAGTGGCGTAGCTGCTGCGCCAGTCCCACCACCACCAAAAATATTGATAGTAGGAGCACCACAAACTAATGGCGGTCCAGTATAACAACCACCCAAAGCACTCAATGGATTACTTACAGCGTCAATAACTTGACCTGTAGTTGATTTAAAGATATCATAAGCATCTGTGAAACTACCTGTCATATCTTGCAAGGTAGAATTGGCAGTGTTCATAATATTAGAAATCTGAGTAAATGGATCTGCCCCAGACATCATTGGACCACCACCAATCACATATGTTGTTGCAAGATTTGTACATTTGTCTTTATTTTGATTACATCCAAAAATAGAACCAATACCTTTAATTGCATCAATTGAACTTCGAATTAAATTGGCAATATTAAGACCTGCAGTTAAAATCTTAGCAACTCCACCAATGGCAGCACTTAGTGCATCAGCAATGCCATCAACAATATTATTCAAAAGTGCTCCAACAAATTGATTAGCAGCACAAGAAACAAAGTTTTTAATATTATCTACTGCAGAATTAACCATCTGCTCAATAACACCCTTCAATCCTTCAATTACTTTTCCAACAACACACCCTAGTGCTTTTTGGAATGCTTTCACTGGTTTTACCATTGCAGTCTGAGCTGCAACCCCACCCAAGTGAGCTGCTACGGGGTTGCCAGTTATCGCTAAAATTTTTCCAAATACATCTTTATATAAAAAGTCTAAACCAGCCTTCATCAATTTGACCATCTCATCACCCAACCATTTGACCGCATTGCCAATCATTTCGTTGCAGTCTTTTAGAATTCCATTAATTGCCTCTTTGATTTTTGCTTTTTTCTTCTGTATATTATTCTGTAACTTTCTAATCTTTTTAAGTAGGTTTTCAATTCTGGCAGTTATTTTATCCACTGTAGTATTCTTACAGGGATTTGCCATAACAATTTTGTCACCAATAACAGAACTTACTGAAACATCTCCAGTTGAAGAAGATGTATCATCTGTTCTAGCAACAGGAGAAACTTGAGATTTAGGATTGCCAGATTCATTTGATTCATTCGGAACAAGAGTTCCATCTGGTTTAGGAATATTCTCAGTATATCCCGTGAATGGTTGAAATGGTCCTTTATAATCTTTGCTTACTACGTCCGATGTTTTACCAAATGTTGCTAATATGACGGGGATTTGTGCATTATCACCATCCATAAAGAACCCGAAAACCACATCACTAGGTTGAAGTGCAACATCTGTAGATTGATTTGCTGCGCCACTTCCAGACGTGGTTGGTATCAGAACTTGAGCCCATGGAAGGTCTTCATTTTTTAATTCAGATTCATAGAATGGATGATACCCCATAATACGAACACGGTATCTATTACCCCAACCTTCAGCACCTTGTCTATGATAAGGAGCAGGGGGAATCTGACCAATCCACCAACGGAATCCGTCTCTACCTAGAAAATTACTTTTAAGTAATGATTCATCTATCATGACTTATTAGCCTCTGGATTTATACCAAATGTATCTCTAACTAATTTCATAGAAGTATAAGATGATTCTGTATCAAAGTGATGACACAGTTCTTTAATCATATATAGACCGCTTGTTTCCTCGTCCAATTCGTTTCCATCTTGAGAAGATATCTTTGGAAAATTGCATTTAATGACATCCCCTGCACTTAGATTTGTATTCAGAGGAACAACCATACTTAAAGTTTGAGTGAAAAGTATATTATACCTCATAATAGACTGAGATTGATACTTTTCTGGACTTGCATTCACTTCTTTAGATGGTTCTTTATTCAGAGTACCAACATCAAGACACATTGTGAAGATTCTAGTTGGAGTTTCACCAAGATCTTTTGAACTACCAGAAGTTATTTTAGGAAGTTTTATTTTTTCGCCAAGATTACTTGTCTTATTAACATAGTCATTTAACTTAAATAATCCCTTTTGGGGATTTGTAAATTCAAACGTTAATGGATTAAAAAATATTCTGTAACTTGAATATGTGCCTAACTTAAGTTTCTCAATTAAGTTTTGATTCTTCTCTGTAGTATATTTCAAGATTTTAAAGTCGTTCTTTACAGCGTCACCCTTTTCATCATATGTTTCAATGCTTTGACTATAAAGATAAACTGCTTTTGGTTTTTGTTTAATCAAATTATCAATTGACCTGAAATTAAAACCATCCTTGGTTTGATAGAATACAAATCCAGCGGTAGCATCACCTGAAGTAGCAGGAACACCTTTTGATGCTAGCCAGATTAAGACAGTAAATGGCTTACGCATATTACCAATAAATCCATACTTATTTGTTGTCCTCTCTATTGAATCATTAGTAAATTTGTCAGTCTTAAGGATATTTTTAAGAATTTGTTTTACAGAAGTATCAATACTATTGTCTGGGGCAAACTTTTTTCCTACTCTTACTGTTTCATTTGTGATTGCTTCTCTTGAAGTAAGATGTAAAGTAAAAGCTTCTCTTTGAGATTCTGCAATCACATCAGTAATACTTGAGACATACAAGTAATCTTTTGATGACTTGGAAAAATCAATGGCAATATTAGACTCGGTGTTAGGAGAAATTTTCAATCTAAGTCTCTCCCCACCCCTAAGAGGAAGACCATTATAAACAGACTGGGGATTCTTATCTGTGCTCCCATCAGGGTTAGCAGAAGGTATGCTATCACCAGTATTAATCATCTTCAAAGTCGCAGTGATTGTTGGCGAAAAGATATCTTCATAATAGTCAAAAGAAACTATTGAAGGCGTGATATCAACTGTTCTTTGCTGATCATTTGATTCTAGAATTGCTTCTTCAAACTTGGATGGGGATTGTGCTACTACTTGTGCCATTATAGATACGCTAAATCAGTTAAGAACTTTTGTTTGATAAAATTATTTAACACACTTGATGGTGGGCTTTGTGTGGTTTGTGATTCTTGTTCAAGAGAACGAGATCCAAACGATGCAGCGGCAGAATTCAATAATTGTGCTAATCCACTCAAATCCATTTGTGGTCGTGTATCAACCACGCTTACAACATCTGGAGACATACTTGGTGTAATTCCAGATGCAACATCCATTGATGGAACACCAGATACAGAACTTGCTGTTGAACCTGCTGCACCATGAGAAACAGTAACTCCCCCCGTTCCAATAATTTCTGCTTCTCTACCATATCCACCACGATAATACACTGCACCAACTGCAAAAGGAAACTTAGTTGCCGATCCTACTTGAGATGGGAATGTTTGTTTTACTTTAGAATTGATTTCTTGCATATCAACAGCGGCACTACTTCTTCCACCATGGGCTCTCTGCTCTGCAGCAATTAATCTTCTGATATTATCATCACTACCAGATGCATATTGTTTTATATTTCCATAAAATACAGTTGAACCTCTTGCAAGCATTGCTTTTGTTGCATGGAAAGCAACTTCACGAATACTTGCAAGTTGCTCTGCCGTTGGATTTGCTCCTTTATAATCTAAGTGGAAGTGAGTCGCATAACTAGCCTCCCCTCTACCAGATCCACCCTGAATAAATCCCCCTGGTCCAACTTGTGGTATTAAACTCATTGTTCCAGTTGATACTGCAGGTGCTTGTTGTAGATTTGCAGATTGCTGCCCAGATGCATATGCTGCTGGAGATACATTTGCTGCTTTTTGTGCTTCTGGTAAAAATGACCTATATTTTCCAGACTTATAAACACTCCAAGGATTAAAATTAGAACCACCAGACAGAATGAATGCTGCCCTTGCATTAGTTAGAGGGTCTTTTAATTGCTCATAGGATGTTATTCCAAATTTTTTCAATCTTTCTGGGCCAAGGGACCCAATCATATTAATTTGCCATAAACCATAAGATAAGTCACGAGTCCTTGGATTGTCATTTACTACACCAGATCTTCCACCAGACTCTGCTTTTGCAACTGCTGCTGCAGTAACTGCATTTTGTTGACTAAATCCAGCTTGTTTTGCAACAGCAACTAATTGTTCAGTGGATAATGTTTCTCCAGCTCCTGGAAATTGAGATTCGCGTTCTGAGAATTGAGATTCTCCCTGAGTGCCCAATGGTGGTGCATTTTGACCACTTGCAATCCCTTCATTGAGAGATGTTGTCATCAATCTCAATGCGTCATCGATTGATGATGACATATCAGATAGATTTTGATTGAGTTGTCCAAATGTATCTTTTACTCTATTCGATGTGTCAAAGAAATCAAATGACATAATGTTTTGGGCAACGGCACCAAGAAGATTGAACATATTACCAACAAATCCAATTGCACCCATAAAAAACTGTTTAATAATTGCCACTCCCTTATAAATTCTGGCAACAAATTCTTTTGCCATTCCAATCCAAGTTGGTAAGTTTCTTAGTAACCATCCCACTCCCAAATATGCAATCGCAGATAAAATCCTTCCCAAAAATCCTTTACCACTGTTGAGGATAGATTTCTCAGTAGCAAATCCTGGAGAAAGGATAGAACCTAGACTTGATGCTTCAAGTTGATCTTCTGCTTCTTTCTTTCTTAAATTATCCTGTCTTTTTTGAAAGAGACCTTTACTTCTGAATACTGCTTCACTTTTTATCTTAGTTCTATTTAAAATAACTCTTTTAGTATCACTAATTACTGTTCTTGTATTAGAAAGACTTCTTCTCATGTTTATAAACGTGGAAGAAATCTTATTGATTGAACTAGTTCCAGCAGATAAACTTAAAACTGCCATCTTACATCACCACATTATAACTTAATTGAGAGTACATAGTGTAAAAATTATTAGGATTACTCGAAGATATATGGGGAACATTGTTAGAAGAATTTCCTTTTCTTAATGATGGTGCTGGTGGTTTTTGCTTCATCTCTGGTTGTGTCAAAATAACCTGAGGAGCTGGTTTAGTTAAAGGTCCTAATGGTGCATTTTCTGTTTGCTTTTGTGATATTTTTGCTTCTGGAGACACTGGAGTAACAGAAAGAGCTCTTTCTTCAGCAGTTTCTCCTGGAAGTAAAGGTCTCATTGTTGGTATATTTTTATATAAGTCTAAGTATCCTTTTTCTTCTTCTGTTGGAGTTACTTCTGGTGCAGCGGTTCCAACATTCATATTAAGATCTCCATTTACCCCTGGAGTCATTGGAAGCATAGGTGTTGCTGCTGGAGCTTCTGGTGTTTGTGAAGTTGAACCTGGTGGTGGAATATTTGGTTTATTTGGCTTTAATTGTTGCTGTGGAGTTGAAGAAGTTGGAGTTTGTTTTTGTTCTTGTCCCCCACCTGCCATTCTAGATAATTCAAGTCCAACTCTTCCAGCGGCTGCAAATCCTCCGATTACTGGAAACATAGATAACGCACTAAGAGCTGCTCCTGGCAAATCTCCTTGACTCAAATCATAACCTGTCGAGACTGCACCAAGAGCAGTTCCAAGACCAGGGGTAAAACCACCAGCAACTCTCCCACCTCCAGCTGCTGCAGCACCGCCACCTTTCATAAAATTAAAGAACTTAGTCATTAAGTTCGTGCTACCTGTTACAGTAGGTCTTGCACCTCTGGCAGCGGCATTGGCAGCGGCAGGTGCTCCTCTACTGAATAATCCAGCAACACCTCTACCTAAAGCACCCAGACCTCTGAATGGCAGTAAAATCAGTTTAGCAATTAAACCACCAACTTTAAAAACTACACCATTGAGTAATCTTAGGAAAACAGCAAATCCAACATTAATCGCTAATAAACCAGCACCAGCATAAAGTAAGTTCTTGAGGATACTATTCTTAATCTCATCAAAAACTTTAAAATTTTTATCCTTGTATGCCCTTAATAATTCTATTCCTTGAAGTGTGAACCACCCACCAAGAAGAGTGAATATTGCGCTCTTAATCCTATCAAATATACCCTCAGTCTGCTCAATAACTTTTTTTACTGGACTGATAAGAGCATTTTGTATTTTCTTTTCTAATTCGTTTTCACGACCTCTTTTTATATCTCTATCAACTATCTTTTGCTCATTATCTTGTTCTGTTTGAATTCTTTTTTGCTCAGCAATAGTTTCTCCTCTGAGAAGTCTAGCAATATCTCTAACACCATTGGTTAAATTTAAAACTTCTACACGAACAAATTCAATCTGCTTTGAAATTGTTCCAAGAGAAGATTGATTTGCCTTTACAATTGCTAAACTTTGAGTGCTTGCTAAATCATTTCCATCTTGCCTAACTAAAGCACCACCACGACCACGAAACACAGAACTGGAAACAGTTGCTCTACGGAATAGTGCTTTTCTGGCTTCAGCAGACAGGTAAGATCCTGTTCTAGGATCTACACCTGTTTGTGCTATGGTTATTGCATCAGCCATTCGTTATGCCGTTTTTAAGATTTTCTTCTTCTATAAACTGCTGAAGAAGAGAGATATAAATTTCTCTCTCCCAAGGTATCATATTTTCTAACTCTGTCAATGAATATTTATGATGCTGTATGAGGGCAAAATTTGTTTTGTAGTATGACTCAAGGGAATCATGAGCCATCCCTACGCGAAAAAACTTGTTAGACCCTCCAAAACAACTTCACTTTCAACTTTTGTTTCTGGATTTTTGATTTTGATTGTATGAGAAAGTTTGGGCATTGTTTCAAAGAAAGTCTCAATCTCTTTGAATTGTTTCGAACTCAATTGATCAACAAATTCAAATAATTCTTTCTTAGTACAATCAGAAGCAGACCAAGATTCTTCTTCAGAATAGACTTGCTCAATACATCCACTAATCAACTCAAAAGTATCATCAACCGTTACATCAGTAATATTAAAGTTGTTTTTAATAAACTGACTCAATGAAGGATATCTCATCCTCATTGTTAGATTATCATCTAACTTAATATCTCTGGTATGATTTGGATTGGTTTGAACTTGGATTTCGTCCAAGTTAATTGACACTGGAACTTGAGTAACTTCATCATCAGGGCAGGTGATTAGAACATCTACTGTCTCACCTACTGACTTTCCTCTGATGTTAAGGAACAGATACTCAATATCAAAAGTAGCCAGGTCTTCTACTTTTACACCTTTTGTCAAAATGCAATTTGAGATAACTGTTTTAATTGCATTTGTGATTTGCTTATCATCTTGACTTTCCATTGCGATGATAAGAATTTTTTCTTCTTTAACAAGAAATGGTCTATATTTAATTGTTTTTTTAGAAGATGGTAATGTCAACTCATAAGTCGGAGTTGCAATTGTTGGTAAAGGCATAATAACCTATAATATTGTCAGTAATTTATTTATGAACCAAATCCTGGTGGATATTGTCCAATTTCTCCAGCAACAAAGTCAGGTTTTTGATTCCAATCAATACTACTCCCAGTAGTTGCCGCACCCTCTCCTCCATAAATTGGATAAGATTGTGATAATCTAATAGCGTTCGCTTCATCCGCACTCAGTGGTGCGACTTTACCAGATGCATACAGTAAAGATGATTCTCCAGTTTTATTATTATCAACTCCTCTTTTTTGGTCAATGGCAGAAATTGGCCCACAAACATAGCGAGTGAATTCAAAAGTTGCAGATGCAGTCAAAGTTCTAGAGCTATCATATGAAACATTAATATTACCAACATTAGAGGGGAACATTCCAAAAAATGTGTATTCAATATTTTTACGATAGTCTCTATCAAACTTAACGATTTTTGTCGATTCCATCTTATAGTATTCGGGGTATTGCATTCTGATAAAATAATTCTTTCTTCCTTGACTGACAGCATCAGCATTTGTTCCAACTGGATTATGAGATCCGCTTGCAATAAATTCTGCCCAGTGCTCTAGAAATTTCAATACTTTATAATCACTATCAATATAGAACCCTAAATTAACTTGCCCATAAATTCTACTATGGGCAATCTTTTCTTGAATGCCCATGTAGTTTCCTGCAATATTTGCAGTTGCCAAACTTCCATATGGAAGTTCTGCAGAGTAACATAACAATCCAACATCACCGCTTATAAATCTAGAATCAACACCTCTGTTAGCCAAATAAGATGATAACGCACCATCTTTTGGTGGTGCTCCAAACTTGACTTCATAATGTGAGGTTTGAGCTAGATTTGTTAATACTCTTTTAAATTCTGATATTTTTCTTGGTCTAGGTGCTGGCACTCTAAATACCTATATTATGAGTCTTTTAGTTATTTAGATGTCTTATAAGGGAAAATATCAACCATCTTATCCTGAAAAATACAAAGGAGATCCAACAAATATCATTTATCGTTCCCTCTGGGAAAGAAAATTTATGAAATACTGCGATCTCAATGAAAATATTTTAGAGTGGGGAAGTGAAGAAATTGCCCTTCCATATCGTTCCCCAATTGACCGCCGCATTCATAGATATTTTCCAGATTTTTATATTAAAGTAAAAGAATCAAATAATGTTATTAAAAAATATTTGATTGAAATAAAACCCAAAAGACAGACTATTCCCCCACAAAATCCAGGCAGACAAACTAAAACATACATCCGTGAAGCATATGAGTATGCAAAAAATCAATCAAAGTGGGCTGCTGCAAAAGAATTCTGTGCTGACCGTGGGTGGAGTTTTAAAATTATAACAGAAGATGAGTTAGGTATTAAATAATGCCGAGAAAAACTCTTAAAGACAAACAAGAGAAGCAACAAAAACTTCAACAAAATAAAGCAGTCAAAAATAGGGTTTTGCCACTTGTAGAAAGTATTAATGGCACTGAAGACCCTGATGATTTGATGCAGGAACTCATGGGACTTTTATCTGAGTCAAGCACTGCACCACAAGTAGGTAAATACTATACTTTTGTTTATTCGCCAAAAACATCTGGAATTACTTATGATGAATATCCTTTGGTTGCAGTAACTGAAGTTTTAAAATGGGGATTCAAAGGATTTAATTTTCACTGGAATGATGGAAGGCAATATACCTGGAAAGAAATCATTGGTGGTGTGTATAATATTCTAGATGAAGAAATAACTGATGTACGAAAGATACCTTTTGGAAAAATACGATCTAAATAGTTAGAAAAAGATAAATGGTAGTTAAGCCCTGGGAAGTCCAACGAAGCTCAACAACAAGTAACCCACCATCTTCTTCTGCTGGGTCATCTGCCCCAGCTAAGCCAGATAAACAGCAAGCTCAAAAATCCAATAAGAAGACAGCATATAGATATCCATTTGATAGAATTGATGATGGTGATGACTACTTATTAATAGAAGTTATTGATTTTGTTCCTGGTGGATTACAAAGACAAGGTGCCGAGTCTTTAGCATTAGTTACAACAGATCAAACTCTAGCAAAAAACAAGCAAAAAGTACTTAGTCGAATTATTTTACCTATTCCAGAAGGTGTTGGAGATACCAATAATGCAGACTGGTCAAATAGTAACGTAAATCCATTTGATGCTACTTTGATTGGAGCATTCAATCAATTTTTGGGACAATCTGCTGGGGGAAATCTTCCAGGTGCTTTTGGTGACATGGCTAAAAATCTTGCTGGTTCTGGATCTGCTTTAGCACTATCTGCAGAAGGAGGAAAGGCATTTATGGCATCAATGTCTGCTAAAGCAGCCGCAGCGATAACAGGAAATGCTAACGCCCAGGGACTAATTAATAGAGCACTTGGTGCAACATTAAACCCAAATAGCCAACTCTTATTTAACAGTGTGGCTCAAAGATCTTTTGGATTTAGTTGGGACTTAGTTCCAAGGTCTAAAAAGGAATCGGATGAAGTAAAAAATATAATAAGAATATTTAAATCCTACATGTCTGCAAGAAAAGGTGCTCAGGCTCAACCAGGTGGTGGATTCTTTATTGGGTCTCCAAGTGTATTCCAATTAACTTACATGACAGGTCAAAAACCACATGCATTTTTGAACCAGTTCAAACCAATGGCATTAACTGGGATGTCAGTTAATTATACAGGATCTGGAACTTATGCAACATATGGTGATTCAACACCAGTTCATATGCAATTAACACTTAATATGAGCGAACTTACACCAATTTATGCTGAAGATTATGATACAAAAGAAGGAAAAGATGGAGTAGGATACTAAGATGGCATACTTTAGAGAACTACCAGATTTAGAATATCAATCACCATTCTCGGATAGAAACTCTTCATTAGATTATGTAAGGGCAAAAAATATCTTTAGAAGAGTAAAAATCAGAGACGACTTACAGAAAGTTTTTACAATATTCAACAAATATACCATTTCTGATGGTGCAAGACCTGATACAGTTGCAGAGGCACTATATGGAAAGTCAGAATTTGACTGGGTTGTACTCATCAGTGCTGGGATAGTTAATGTAAGAGATGAGTGGCCACTCTCAAACTATGATTTGTACAATTACAGTTATGAAAAATATGGAGATAATCTCAATGACACTAAATTTTATGAAACAATAGAAGTCAGAGATCCTAATGGAAGATTAATTCTCCCTGCTGGAAAAGTTGTTGATGCTAACTTTACAATTCCAGACCCAGCGAATAAAGTTCAAAATTTACAACAATCTAAAGTTGTTGTAGCAATTAATAATTATGAATATGAAGTTCGTAAGAATGAGGCAAAAAGAAACATTTATGTATTAAAATCAGAATACTTACCAAGTTTCTTAACTGATATTAGAAAGATTATGACATATACAGAATCATCTCAATTTATTGATTCTAAGTTAATTAAGGCATCTAATACTAGAATCAAGTCACCATAAAAAAGGGGGCATATGCCCCCAGTGTATCAGTCTTCGGCAAGACGGGCGAAGTAGGACAGAGCATCATCATCCTCATCTTCTTCAACCGCAGCAGCACGACGGGTGGGTTGAAGATTGTTGAGTTCAGTACGAAGATCCTCAGTTAGTTCGCGGGTCGAACCACGGGTGTTGTCCTCATCAAGATCTTCGGGGTCCTGATAACGAGGAGTACCTTTGGAACCAAGCACATAGTCAAGACGCTTCTTCAGTTCATCATAGGTCTTGAATTGGTCGGCAGCAACGAGTTCGGCAAGCGAATACTGCTTCTTCCACACTGCTTCCATTGCATCATCATCGTCCAGCAGAGGAGCAGCAGCAGCAAACTCACTAGAATCATAGTTACGATAACCAGCAACGTTCTTCGCCTTCAGTTTGAAGTTGGCACCTTGCCAGAAGTCAAACGGATCGATTGCTTCCTCATCTTCAAACTCGGGTTGCATCGCAGCAGTCAGTTTGTCGAAGATCTTTTTACCGAACTTGAACAGGAAGACCTTACCTTCGTTCGCAGGGTTGGCAGGATCTTTCACAACGTAAATGTTGCTCACATAAGTCAGTTTGCGCTTCTGCTTACGTGCCAGTTCCTTACCAGCATCAGTACCATTGTTCCACAGTTCAGAGTTGTACTCAGACACTGGATCCTTCTGACCCAGAGTAGTCAGAGAGTTCTCAATATACCAACCACCAGGACCTTGGAATGCGTGACTGTAGAGTTTCACGAACGGAAGGTCCTCACCGTTCGGAGCAGGGAGGAAACGGATTACGGCATAACCATTGCCGCTCTTATCTACATCCAGTTTCCAGATGCGGTCATCACTAGAACCGCTACCAGTATTCATTTTTTCAACTTCTTTGACCAGTTTAGCGGTCAGAGAGCCCAATTTAGATTGCTTCTTAAGGTCAGCAAAAGACATTTGGATTACCTCGGATAGTTTGGATTCGGGGGATTTACTTGGATATTATAGCGAAGATTGAATCACCTGTCAATGAATTGTTTGAGGGATTCAATGGTCTTATTCATACTACTGAACAGTACTTGCATATCAGTCTCTGGTGGAAAACCCATCAATGCGACTGATTTGCGTAGGTTCTCTTTCATCTCAACCGCTTGTGGATCATCTGAAAGAGACAGTCTAGTATACATCACTCTCTGCTTTTCTAGCAAGAGTTCTAACTTTTCAATGTGTTCCAGTTTGGTCTCACGGGGCATCATACCAAAAGTGAGAATACTTCCGTATATCTCCTCTTGTAACTTATTGATTTCTTTCAGTTCATCTTGAATAATATCGGAGTCAAAAAAGTTACTCATCTATGATTTCCCTTAAAATCTTCTTGTACTGGAATACGTCAATATTTATGAATTATTCTTTAATGCTCTTTTTCTTTCTCTTGCCCGTTCCTTACGGTTTTCCCTATCTTTTTGATTTTCCCAATATCTCTTTTTCTCCCTAGCTCGTCTAGCTAAAACTTGCTCCTCAGTCAAACCTTTTGCCCATCTCTTCTTTTCATAATCTGGATTTTTATCTCTCCACTTTTTTCTAGATTGTTCTTTTTGAACCTCTCTAGATGGAAAATTTTCCCAATTTTCGTCCTTTATATCTTCTATAAAATCAGGACCATCAATATTAAGAGCAAGATTAATACTCGATACATTTAACATATTCTTTTAGTAGGGGTAATATTATTTAGGCGGGACTTACGCAAGTCAAATACCCCTACCCGACTTTGCTGCCCGCACTCTATGAAATTATTTCTCTAAGAATTTTTTTATAGTTAAAAATATCTATTTGAAGAAATGGTGAATATTTTTTAATTTTAAGAGAAACACACTCCCACACTGGGTCCAAAAGTTTTTCATCAAACGTCTTCCCGAACAGGAATATTTTATCATATATGACCAGTGTTTCAAGGCTAATCTTCCCGCTCAGGAATTTTTTTAGAACGGGTGGATGTCCTTTGGAACAATTCAACGCATCCTCTAATTTTGTTTCCGAGAACAATTCGTTGCTTTGCTCTTTGAACAAGTAAGTCAAACTCTGCTGTCGTCTCATCCATTCTTGATATGTTCTTTCTCCTTCGTTTATTAAAGAACCAATCCATAAATTACTCGGGTTGTCTGCTTCTACAAAGTTTGATACTAAGAAATCTACGACTTCTTTATCAGAATATTTGCGACTTGTCTTCTCGAACCAGTATTTGTCCTTGCGTTTGTTGAAGGATGTCATACTGGCACGGGTCTTCGCACCATATTTAAAGAAATCGTATTTTGGGTTTGTGAAATGATTTTTAAGTGACAAATAATGTTGATAAGTTTCAAAGGGTGTCACGATCATAAAGGCAATCTTGCTCTTGATGTTTTCTTCATAAAGTTAAGACGA